TTACATGAACTTTGAATCTCTTCGTAATAAATTTGAACAACTAAAGACAGACTGGACAGAGGATAGTCATGTAGACTTCCAGTTTAAAAATAAATCATACACTGCTGATCTGGCACAGTTGGCTCTTGACATTCCGTATCAGCATAATAAATACTTAAACCACTACACTGATATATCTCAGATTAAAACCTCACTTGAATTTGAAGTTCGCAAACTTGTTAGAGAGAAGCGTGAGTATTATGGAGGAGAGGCTGACGCTAAGACCTATGCTGAAAAACCATTCGGCAATAGTATCAAGACATCTGAAAAGATGAAAGTTTATGTAGAGTCTGATGATGAAGTCATCAACCTAGAAGCGAAAATTAAATACCTAGATCAAATGCTTTATTGGTTAGATCAGGTAATGAAACAAATATCAAATAGGGGTTTCCAAATCAAGAGTGCTATTGAGTGGGAGAAATTTATTAATGGACAGTAATGACACATCTCTCAGTAAAGAAGAAGAATGAGGTATATGTTACCATCACTTCTGATGAAGAACATGTCCATAGGGAACTAGCAGATTACTTTACGTTTGAAGTTCCTGAAGCAAAGTATTTAAAAAAGAATCCTAGATATAGACATTGGGATGGTACTATACGTTTGTATTCTCCTGGTACTGGTGCCTTGTATTGTGGATTGATAGATCATCTTCAGTCATGGGCTGATGAACGTGAGTATAAGATCTATCATGAGAAAGATGAGTGGTATGGTGACATAGTTGAAGATAATAGTTTTGTGTCACCTAGAGGTGTTAAAACCTTTATGGATAAAATATCCAAAATAAAACCTCGTGACTACCAATACAAAGCAGTCTACGAGGCTATAAAAAATAATAGGAAATTACTTCTTAGTCCAACGGGATCTGGGAAGTCTCTTATGATCTATTCCCTCGTCAGATACTATTGCGCCACCAACAAGAAGATACTTATAATCGTCCCAACTACATCCCTTGTGGAGCAGATGGTCAACGACTTCGTTGATTACGGATGGAGTGCTGAGGACTTTGTTCATAAGATATATGGCGGTAAGGATAAAAATACTGATAAGAATATTATCATATCTACGTGGCAATCAATTTACAAATTCCCTAAAAGATACTTTGATGATATTGATTGTGTTATAGGTGATGAAGCACACCTTTTTAAAAGTAAATCCTTGACTGGCATTATGACTAAGTTGCATAATGCTAAGTATAGGTTTGGATTTACTGGTACACTTGATGGTAGTAAGACTCACAAGTGGGTACTTGAAGGCCTTTTCGGATCTTGTGATCGTGTAACCAAAACTGACGATCTCATTAAATCAGGCTACCTAAGTAAATTTAGGATCAAAGTACTGCTTTGTAAACACCCCCCGCAACATTTTGAAACATATCATGATGAGATAGATTACTTAGTTGAACATAAAGGAAGGAATAATTTAATTAAAAATTTGGTAAGAGACTTGGATGGTAATACACTTGTGTTGTTCAATTATATAGAGAAGCATGGGGAGCCTTTATATGATTTGATAAATAGTAATGTTAATGAAGACCGTAAGGTTTTCTTTGTTCACGGCGGCACGGAAGTGGAAGATCGTGAAGAAGTACGTCAACTTACCGAGCAAGAAAATGATGCGATTATTGTTGCCTCTTATGGCACTTTCAGTACTGGGATTAACATTAGGCGGTTGCACAACATCGTCTTCGCCAGTCCCTCCAAGTCCAGAATTAGAAATCTCCAATCCATTGGTAGAGTCCTCAGAAAAGGACGAATGAAAGAGATGGCAACCCTCTATGATATTGCCGATAACATAGGGGGTCAGAATTATACATTAAGACATCTTAATGAAAGAGTAAATATATACAACGAAGAAAATTTTAAGTATGAAGTTTATAAGGTAAACCTTCAAGCATCCTAATATGGAAGACGAATTTATAGCAACAATTAAACTCACTACTGGAGAAGAACTTATATCTAAAGTCTCTTATATGCCAGATGATGATAATCTTGTGTTGGAAAATCCAATGCAAGTACATGTTATAGATCAACAGAAAAAGAATATTAGAGTAGCAGGGTTTGCTTTAACAGATTGGATTCATTCAACTTTTGATCATATGTTTGTTTTACCAAAGACACATGTTCTTACTATGACTGAGGTAGAAGATAAAAATATTCAAAACTTCTATACCATAACTGTTGCAAAGCATGTAATGGAACTTAATTCATTTAAGGAATCTCAACAACCAATGGAGTTCACTCGTGATATGGGAAAACTAGGATCTGTCCAGAATACTAAGAAATCATTAGAAGACTTATATAAAAGAAGCTAGATACAGGTTCCCTTGAACCCTGACAGAGTTAGTCTACTGCGTTTGTCTTCGTCTGTCAAGCCCCTTGACATTTCTAGCACAATCACCTATACTTAAGGGAACAGAATGCCTAGAATGAAAAAGAAGACAGAATATTACGTCAATAATAAAGAGTTTCTAGAAGCGATTACTATCTATCGTAATTCTGTTATCAAGGCACGTGAGGAAGAGGATCCCCGTCCTCGTGTACCCAATTACATAGGTGAGTGCTTTCTCAAGATTGCTACACATCTATCATACAAACCAAATTTTGTCAACTACATGTTCCGTGAGGACATGATCTGTGATGGTATTGAGAACTGCTTACAGTACATAGATAATTTTGATCCAGAGAAGTCCAAGAATCCTTTTGCATATTTCACACAGATAATCTATTACGCTTTCCTGAGACGTATACAGAAGGAGAAGAAGCAGATGGAGATTAAGAATAAGATTCTTGAGAAGTCAGGTTATGATGAGGTGATGCATACTGACACATACTCTGGTGATATGCAAGGAATGAATCAATCTCATGCTGACATGGGTAGTATCAAGGAAAATATAGAAATTAAAATGAACCGATGATTGATGAAAACCATCATTATATCAATGACCTCTATGAGGACATGGATAGACTCAATGCTTTATATGAGGAATTGATGTGGCCACATGATGTGGAACTAGAGTTTAAAGCAGATTATAAAAACAATTGTATTATTATTAAACCCCATGACATTACTTAAAATACAATTAGCAGTAGTTAAAAAATTAAGAGAACTCTATCCTGAGAGTGGAGCAGTATATAATATTAAGACAACACCTTGTTCAAGGGCAATGATACTGCTATGAAGATTACTCAGAAAATTATAGATGATCTTACAGTGGCCTTAGCTCATACTAAAAAGGATGGTACTGAGAACTGGAAGGATGGCGACGAGATAGATGTGTGCCTCGCAGGTACATTCGCAGCAGATAAGTTTATTAGTTTGATAAACAGATCTAAATGAAGATAGCAATCATTACAGATCAGCACCTAGATGGTCGCAAAGGTTCTTTAACATTTTGGAATTACTTCCAGAGATTTTACGATGAAATATTTTTCCCAACTCTTGAGCGAGAGGGTATCTACACAGTATTTGACCTTGGGGATACTTTTGATAACCGAAAGTCTATGGACTATAATACTTTTGCTAGGGTTAAGGCAAATTATTTTGACAGACTTGAAGGGATTGATGTACACATGATTCTTGGGAATCATACAACGTACTATAAGAATACAAATAAAATCAATTCACCTGAGTTACTATTAGAACACTATAATAATTTTCATCTATATAAATCTGTAACAGAACTTAAATTAGGTAGTAAGAAATTTTTGATGCTTCCTTGGATCAATGCTGGAAACAGTGAAGAGTCCATGCAAGCAATAGAAGAATCAGATGCTAGTATAGTATGTGGTCATTTAGAACTCAATGGGTTTGAGGTGACACCTGGAATGAAATTTGATCATGGTGGACTAGAGGCTTCTGTATTTAAAAATTATGATCGTGTCTGGTCTGGACATTTCCATCATAAATCAAAACGTGGAAATATTCAGTACTTAGGCAATCCTTACCAGATGTTCTGGAACGATTACAAAGATCAAAGAGGATTTCATATCTATGATACTGAAACAGATAAACTTAGATACATTAAGAACCCGTTTGAAATTTTTCAGAAAGTTTTCTATAACGACTTGGAGAACGATTACACCAACGTCAGTACAGATCATCTTAAGGATAGTTTTGTTAAGGTTATTGTTGAGGAGAAGCGTAGCTATACGCAATTTGAGGACTTCGTGGATAAGATCTACAGAGAGGGAGCGTATGATGTTAAGATCGTTGAAACATTGGTTGACACCGAAGGGGTTGATGATGTAGACTTGAGAGTGAAGGACACCCTCACATTATTGAGTGAGTATATTGATGAGATTGACTTGTCGGTAGATAAAACCGATCTTAAAAAGTTAATGCAGTCTCTATACATAGAATCATGTGAGGTAGTGTAGTGCTATGTTTGTCATCACATTAAAAGATAATCCACAGGGAATATATTCAGTCTTTGATGCAAAGGAACAGAGGATTGTACCTATTTTTATAGAAGAGGATGATGCTGATAGGTATGTAATACAGTTAGAAAGTGATGAAGAGAATCCAGAATTAGAAGTTGTAGAAACCGAACCAGAACAGATAATTTATGCATGTAGAGCACAAGGCCAAAAATTTTCTATAATATCTGGTGATGAATTTATTATACCCCCTGATGCGATAACTAAACCATGATTGTTTTTGAAAAAGTTCGTTGGAAGAACTTCCTGTCAACGGGGAATGTTTATTCTGAGGTAGATCTTCAGCGTTCACGAACAAATCTGATTGTTGGTCACAATGGATCAGGCAAGTCAACCATCTTAGATGCGTTGACTTTTTCGCTGTTTGGAAAACCATTTAGAAAGATTAGTAAGAGTATGCTGATCAATAGTGTCAATGAGAAAGACACTATGGTTGAGATAGAGTTTAGTATCGGTAAGAATCATTATAAGATTGTAAGAGGTATCAAACCAAATAAGTTTGAGATCTATTGTAATGGTCAGATGTGGAATGAGGATTCTAAGGCCGTAGATCAACAGAAGAATTTAGAACAGAATGTATTGAAGATGAACTTCAAGTCATTCACACAGATTGTAGTGTTAGGATCTAGTACATTCATCCCTTTCATGCGTTTACCAGGTCAGCAACGTAGAGAGATCATTGAGGATATTTTGGATATTCAAGTATTCTCTGTAATGAATAGTAAGTTGAAGGATAAAATTAGAGAGAATAGAGAAGAGATAAAGGATCTAGATTATCAGATTCATTTGTTTGATGAAAAGATAGAACTTCAAAAGAATTATATGTTGGAGTTGAAGAAGAAAACTGATGCAGAAATTGATAAGAAGAAAGAAAAAATCGTAGAATTTCTTAACGAAGAGAATGAGTATAATGAGGAAATCAATACTCTTACATTACAAATTG